CTTTAACTTTCTCTGGCGTTTCTGGGGTTTTATCTAATCTTGAAATAGATATAGATTTTTCTGGAACTGCTGGAACTGGTCAGGTAATCGCAAATGAAACAAATTGGACTTGCTTTGCATCTGGAGCAAATGGAACTGTTCAAGTAAATGGTTCTACTGTTGGTTCAACCGCTGCAAATTTAACAGCAATAGCTTTAAGTTCAGCTGGCGCTTTCGTTACTCAATCATCTACAAATGCATCATTGTCGGATATAGAAACATTTATAAATGCCAGAACTGACGGACAAGTCGTTGTTATTGTTTCGAATGGAACTCCAATAGCGAGTAATGCAAGCATTCCGTCTGTATTTGCAAGTTACGCTGCAACTGAAATTTATAAATTAGGAGCAGATTCAAGCACAACCATAAACTGTTGTTATGTTGCTGCTTTAATAAAAGGAGGCTACAGAATAATTGAAAGAGCTTCAAAAAGAAGCAACGATACTGGCAGTATAGTATTTACTTATAGAGATCTGCTCGCTTTAAGCAAATTGCAGCCTTACTATACTTTTGTTCAAGCTGATTTTGGAAGTAGAGCAGAATCTACTTATGAAGATTGGAAGTCTGGGAGAGATTATTCTGTTGGGAATATTGTAAAACACTATTCCGATACATATATCTGCACAAGATCTCATAAATCTTCTGAATACTTCGCTGAAGATTATTTAAATTCATTTACAAGGCAGTGTGATATCGAAGCTGGAAATAAAAATATTGGATTAACAACCCAACATATTTCTGAGCTTGGTGGTGTTGCTGTAGGAATGTATGTAGTTGGTGCTGGAATCCCAGCAGATTCAAGAATAAATAGCATAAGTGATGATCCAAATAGCGTTACTTTTCATATTGATAAAGACCCAACCGCTACAGCTAATAATGTAACAGTAACTTTTTCGAGCAGATCAGCAGGAGGAAACAATTCATCTGCATCGAAATGGACTAGAGGAAATGACCAAGGACATTATTCAGTTGGCTTGCCAAAAGATTTTTATGGCACAGGCAAAATTCCAATAACAACAACTTTAACGTCTACTCTCGTATCTGGCGCATTTACCGCACTCGGATTAGAAGTTTATGTTGGCGCTGGAACTTTAGGACAATCAGATTTAAGATTATTACCAGAGTCTAACGGAATTGGATATAGTGGTTTAGTTTACGGCACTGGATATCCCAAAGGCGTTTATAGTTTAACTGTAGACACAAATCCTCAAAATTTAGATTTAATAAACGAAGGTTCTCTGTATGTTTTAAGCGGATCTGGAGTTGAACCAAAACTTTATAAAACTATTGCGAATAAAGAAGAAGAGGCTAACCAGTACGCTATTGTTGGCATAGAGTATTTAAACAATAAAGATGATTATATTGAAAAAGATATTTTAGATACCTCTCCAAGTTATTACGTTCAAGGGCCATACGATGTGGTTATAAAGCCTAATCCACCATCTGGAATACAAAGCATAAGTGGTATATCTGGAGCAACAAAATATACTGGTATTCAAGTGATATGGTCTGGAACAAACAGTCCAATTACCGGCTATAAAGTTTATGTTAGCAGGCCAGATTATTCAACAATAACAAATGAAACAGACGCGATTGTAGAAAGCTATACCATTCCTTCTGGAACGCATACATTAACCATTCCAATAACAGGTTCAGACGGTAATGATATTTGGGGCCAATATGATTTTAAAATATATTCGCAAGGCACAACATACAAATTACTTTGCACAGATCCGGTAGAAACTGGAATTGTTATGCTGCCTTCTGGTAATTTAAAGATTAACGGAACTAACGCATTAACTTCTACAATTCCAAGTGGATTTACAATTGATACAGCAGATCAAGACTCTGTAAAATATTCGATTGGTTATGCTGGTGGCACTTATACTGGAAATGGTAGAGGGAACTGGACTTCAAAAGATTTAGTTTTTAGATGGAAATACATTGATCCAACGGGCGGCAAAATGACAACTAAAGAGCAGATCTACGAAAATCCATTTGTTGATTTGCCTCAAAAAGTAACAGTACAGGTTTTAGATTCTGCTGGTCAAGTCTTAAAAGAAGAGAAGAATTATCAAGGGCTATCTTATAGAATAACACAAGCCGATAATGCTGCAATGTTTGATAGCTCGACTACTCCAGATTTTGTAGAGTACTCAAGAGAAATAGGATTAAGAGTTATTGTTACTGACAACACTAATTTGTCTAAAACAGGCACCTTCCAAGCAGTAAATCAATACCCTGGTTATTCTAAAATACAAGTCATAGACTCTTATCAAAACTCTCCATATTATATTCTATCTGGATATTATGGAAATAGAGGATTTACTGGATTGGCTGTTTGGAGTCCTGACGTAGCAAGTACAATTGGGGCTATAACAACAATTTCTGGTTCTGGGGTAAGAGATGCTGACGGTAATTTAATTAGAAGCGAAAGCGAAGATGTTCCATTAACATTCAGAGATATCTCTGGGGCATTTTCAACCGCTACATTCTACAATGGCACTGGATTAGCGGTAGGTACTAGAGCGGCGGTTTCAATTAATTTTAAAGGAACAGGCGAGCCTGATTATGAAAAATATGTTTATGCTTATGATGATTTAAAAGATCATTATGAAAAATATGTTGATAAATCAATTTCTGTATCACAATGGGGTGCGGATCACTATTCTTCCTTCGGTCAAAGTGAAGGAAGAGAAATTCCAACAAAGGAAGGAAATCCGCTAGGTATTTGTAACCTTCACGATATAAATCCAGCAACCCAGCCAAATAAAACAGGATTTTCTGGCATTGCATTCACAGTATTACCAGAAGACGTTTCAAAGGGTAAGATAATATTTAATTGCTTTAACGCCACTTCAAATAAAGATGTTTTCAGTGTTGATGTATATACTGGAGTTGGCTATACTGATATTATAAATCATACCGAAATGGAAGAAGGTAATTGGTACGAAATCGTTACTTTAGGCAGCAGCGTGAATTGGAGAACTATAGGTCATGATTCAAATACTCCAATATTAGGAAGCGAATTGGAATACAATGGAGAAACAATAGCTGGATCAAGTGCGACCGTAAAAAGAGTATTTAAACCTGATTTAGTTAATCATACTAATCTCTTTGGGGCGGTTTCTTTAACAGAAACAAGAAGTTATTTGAATGTGATTACTCTTGGAGAAAGATTGCCTACGGGACAATGGTTATACTTTAGATTCAGACCTTGGGACGACTATGGAGCAGGTTTTACTTCTAAAGTTGTAAGCAGATATTTAGAAAGAGAGCCAACAGAAGTTACATCTCCAATTGCAAATAGATATAACTTAGACGGAGGTAGAAATGAAAACGAACTTATCAGTATTCCTGGTAATACTCTAGTTAAAAACTATAAATACAGAATAGAGCAATTAGGCAATCCAGAAATAAACTGGGTCACAATTGGAGCAGATTCGGCTACTTTAAATTCTGAATTTATATATAACGGAGAAACTGTGTCTGGAGGTGGAACTACAATTGGTAAAGTTAAAAGAGTAGAAATTCCCTACGTTGTTCCAGAAAATCAAATAAATTCAACTAATCTTGTAACACCAAGAACAGATTCTTCGCTTGTATTGCCCACCGATATACAAGAAGGAAGCTCAATCATTCTGGTTAATAGAAGTCTTGAACATAACTTATACGTTGAAGACAGCAATGGAAATCAAATCTCTATAATCAGGCCCAATGAACGAGCCGAGATTATTAGAGATGATGTTGAATGGAGAGACGACAGAGGCTCCGTTCTATCGCTTGAGTAATTAGAATTTAATATCAAACACTGATTCGTCGATCTTGCTATCCACGCCTTTAACGTAAGAAGAAATCTCAGTCTCCTGTGGGGCGACTTGAATCTTCTTGCTATCATAGAAGCTATCTAACCATCCAGCAATAGGATTGCCCTTTGCGTTGTATAGCTTCTTGTATCCCATAGAAGTAAGACGATTATCAGCAAGCCACTCAACATAATGCTTGAGCGAATCAGCGGTGAGACCAATTAAACTACCCTTTGAGAAAAGGTAATCGGCCCAGTCTTTTTCTGCATCCACGGCCATACGATAAGCCTCGTAGATACGATCTTCATTCTTCTTAAAGATATCTTGGAAGCCTTCCTTTGGCTGATCACGGAGAATCTTCATGATGTTCTGAGTGATTGCAACGTGAAGGTTTTCGTCACGCGAAATTAAATTAATAATTTTAGCGTTTCCTTCCATCTTTCCGCGATATCCAAAGTAAAACGAGCAAGCGAATGAAACATAAAAAGTTACCCCTTCGGTGATCTGAGTTGAAAGGAGTGCATCGAAGATTTGCTGCCTTGGGTCATTGCTCTTGGTATTAAGCAAAGCGTCGTACTTATTGGAAATAAACTGCGCCCTCTTGACGATCTCCTTGTCATCTAAAATAGAGTCGAAGAACTTTGTAGCATCAGGATGGACGTTCTGCAAGATATATGTATAACTATTGCTATGAATAGTTTCAAAGAATGACCAAACATTCATGCAGATCTCAAGTTCTGGATTACTGACGTAATCAGAAAGAGAGTTAATGCTACGGGATAGCATTGAATCTGTCATAGTTTGGAAGCGAAGATTACTATCAAAAACAAACTTCTCTTCTGGAGATAGATTCTTATAATCAGCTGCATCCTTAGTAAGATTAACTTCCTGTGGTCTCCAGAAGAAATTAATCTGCTGATCGTAGAGATCATAGAACTTGGGATACTTTAAACGATCATATCTTTGGATCGCCAAATCTTCGCCAAGGAAGAGCGGTTGTTTAAGTGAGTCCACGTTTACAGTGTTGAGTACAGTTTTCATATTATTACATGTAGTTTCTACTGCGATCTTTTCGTCCTCCTGAGTGGTGAGGTCTATTAGTTCCTTGCCACATTTTCCATTCTTTAGTTGTAGGGGCTTTTAATTTCTTTTTTTGTTTTTCCGCCTCTAAAAGCCATACTGGTTTGTAAAGATCAAAAAGTTGATTAATATAGTTATCGTCAGCCGTTCTAGCTGATTCATAACCTTTATTGATAAGCCACTTTCGCTTTCGCGAAACACTGGCATTAGAGAGAAATTTATAGTCCATTTTTATAAGGTGCAAGCTCCACCAGCGCAGCCTTGGGTGTCGTCTTGCGGTTCTTCGGTTTTTGTTTCTTGTTTAATTTCTTGTTTTGTATGTAAAGCGGTTTGAGTGTCGCCGTCAAACGTATTTGTGTAGTAAAGATTTTTAATTCCGTACTTATAAGCCAGCATTAAGTCTCCAACAAGTTCTCCTTGGCTTGGAATTTTATTTTGATAACGAGTGGCGTTATAATAAAGATTAGTTGAAATACTCATGTCAACAAATTTTTGAAGAGCAGCGACTACCTTCAAATACCCCTGATTATTGGGCATTTCAAACGCGAGGGTATAATTATCCTTGTTATTTTTGATATGGGGGACCACAACTGGGATAACTCCAGCCTTTGAACGCTTATAAGAAATCAAAGAACGAGGAGGTTCAATCCCGTTAGTCGATGATTGAATAACAGAGCTAGACTCAACAGGCATCAAGGCAGTCAAGGTACTGTGACGCATACCGTGAGTTTTAATTTGCTTTCTAAGCTCTTCCCAATCACAGTGCAGTTTCTCAGTGACAAATTCATCAATATTCTTGCAATAAGTATCGATTGGCAGAATAGCTTTTGAGAACTTTGTTTCAGAAAACAAGGCGCATGGACCCTTTTCTTGAGCCATCTTAACTGAAGCCTTGATGAGATTATAACTCACAAGCTCCATGATAGCGGCGGCTTTGTTGGCGGCATTCTTGTCGGTATACTTGACGCCAATATTAGCAAGATAGCCAGCAAGATTAGTGACGCCAACCCCAAGACTGCGGCGATTCTTTGCAAAATTTGCAGCAGCAGGAACGAAATAGTTTTGATGATCAATCAAAGCGTCAAGCATACGAACAATAATTTCGCATACAGGCTCCATCTCGTCCTTTACAACCTCAAGAAGATTAACGGCAGATAAGATGCAAACGCCGATTTCTCCATTGGGATCATTCAAGTCCTTGATAGGCTTGAGCGGATGATTGACCTCAAGGCAAAGATTGCTGGTATCAACTTGGGCATTCCAAGAACCATGCGAGTTTGCATGATCAACGTTCATCAAATAAATGCGACCAGTTTCTACACGCTCTTTAGAGAACAAAAAGAAAAGATCACGCGCATTAATTGTCTTTTTAAATTTAAGGCTCTTGTTCTTTTCTGCCGCTTCATAAAGCTCCTTGAATTCTGGCATACCAAAGCTATTCCAAAGCTCTGGGACTTCGTGATAAGAAAATAAAGTAATGCTTTCATTCTTGACCAGACGATCATAGAATGTACGATCAAATCCGATGCAATAGTCGAGTTTGCGAACTCGGTTGTCGTCTGTGCCAGCATTATTTTTTAATACAAGAATATCCTCAATATCATGATGGAACCAAGCCATGTTTACTGTTGCAGATCCACCGCGAATACCATTTTGATGACAAGACTTAACGGTAGATTCAAACATCTTTAAAAAGGGAACAGGTCCAGTATGGCTAACCATGCCGCCCTTAACAGGTGCATTAACTGCACGGAGACGACTTGCGTTAATACCGATACCGTAACGATTTGCGGTAGCAAATCCAATGGCGCTATTATTCGCAAAGATAGAGTCAAGAGAATCGTCTACACTAAACAAAGCGCAAGACGCATAAGATTTGAGGGTAGTTCTCACTCCAGCCATAATAGGAGTGGGCAAATTAATTTTGTGCTGGCTAAAATAATTATAAGCCTTCTTGATATAGTTGGTCCGCTCTCCCTTATAGTCCTTAAATAAGGTCATTGCAATGAGCATATAAGCAAATTGCGGGGTTTCATAAAGCTTCTTATTAGTTCTATTCTGAACTAGATACTTTTCGCAAAGCTGCTTAATACCAGCGTATGTGAAATTAAAATCACGATCATGACGAAGGCATTCATCAAACTTATGGAATTCACGATCATCATACCATTCAAGAATGGCGGGATCATAAACTTTATTTTTAATATTATCTTTTACGAAATCAATAAGTTTTGGGGCATTCTTGCCTCCCCAAACTTCTTTACGCAACTGGTAATTTAAAAGACGAGAAGCAACATACTGATACTGAGGCTTTTCTTCGGAAATGAGTCCAGCCGCAGCTTCAATTAATGTGTTGTGGATATCTTTAGAGGATATTCCATCAAAGAAAGAAAGGTTCGCATTCATCGCGACTTCCTCAAAAGAGGTATCGTGAATTCCAGTGCAAGCCCATTCTAAAACTTTGTTAATTTTATCGGCGTCGAACTTTTCAATTTCTCCGCTTCTCTTCTTAACAGTCATTAATTTTTTCATAAAAAGTAAAATAGGGTAAAAGATATTACATATCAAACAGGAACTGCCAAACTAAAAAGTTTGGACAAACGATTATTCGTAGTTCTTTACAAAAGAAAGTGTATCTAGGCGAAATCCGTTAGCCATATAAAACCCTTGAAGTCTCGGATCTCCGCCATTACACATGTAGTTCATGGACAAAAAGTCAATCTTTTTTTCGACAATAATTTTCTCAACTTCTTGTAGAACTCTAAATCCTCCAAACATAGTTGGATGGGTTGAAACCCATACAATCTCATTCAATCCTGTTTTGCCGCAACTCCAATCTTTCGATATAATTCCAGCAAACAAAGACACAGGCTGATCTTTGTCGAAGTAACAAACTATTACCGCATCATTTTTAAATACTAATAAAAGCTGAATGAGCTGATTCTCTAAGTGGTCAAGATCCCAACGACCAGCTACATGACCTTGCTTATCAAGAATTTTTTTAAGCCCCTTGCTATCCTTCATTTTTTGAAGGATAGGCTTGAGGGCTAAAGTACTTATAATTCTTTTGACCATTACTTAATAAACTTCAGTAATGCGCGAGCTTCTTTAGCTGGAATATCTGACCATGTTTTCCAATTTGCAGCATCTTCATTTTGATAAGACTCTGCCTTCCAAAGCTCTCGTAACCAAGATTTAAAATCGCTAAATCCACCGCCGATATTTTCGGTAAACTTCTTGGAAAGAATCCCTTGCGGAGAAATGTCGGCAGATCCGTCTATTGAAGAAGATGCTGCTTTAGCTCCATTTCCTTTCGCAATTTCATCTTCTCCAACAATATGAATGCCTAGATAGTTTCTCACGGTACGCACAAACGCGCGATTTGCAGCGATAGTTTCAAGAAACTTTTGACCAAAGCCATCTGTATTTTCAAAAGTTGCATTTGCAACATCCATAGACGAGATAGAATTCCAATCATCTTCAATTGAATTAACGTTTGTTTCGAAATTGCTGATCCAATCAATAGTGCAAGACGCGACTACATAATCTCTTTCGAGCTTAGGAAATTGGAAGTGGACTCGGGAATATCCACGCAACTTTGCAACCTCTTTGATTCCTCCAAGCTTAATTAAAAGCTGCTCGTCTCGCAGATCAGTAGCTGATTCTGGAACTGGTTGGTTCCTACGATTGAACCAATCCTTATTTGGATAAAGATGAGCGGGATTAACCATTGCGCGCCAATTGACGGTGCCATCTTTATTAAAGATATAATTTACTCCATTGAGAAGCCCGCGTTCATCGCGAACTGTTGGTTTGGTAGTTTGTGTTTTTTCGCTCATCTTTTAAAAAATAGAAGTGTGGAGACTCTTTCCAGAAGTCTGGATCATCGACTATTTTTGAGTACTTGTCAAGCTTTGGTAGATCTTTTTTCCAGAAAAATTCACAAGCATAAATTTTACCATTAGAAATAAAAACCTTTTCAGAGGAAAAGAGGCACGCTTCATTTATTTCGTCAATATTTTTAATATCTTCTTTAACGAAAGCCATTTCCTTTTCTAAGGAGAAATCAAAAAACCTTTCTGCTAATTCGCCCCATTTCTCATTATCTTTGGCAAAAAGAGAAATTTTAATTCCTAAAGACTTTAGCTCCTCCAAATATTCAATAGTAATTCTTTCGCTAGCTTCTATTGTGATCGCTTGAATTTTATTTTTAATCTTATTGATGCATGGAATAGATATTTCTTTATCAGTAATAATATTTAAATGAGAAATTTTTGAGATTATCTCTAATATTTTTTCATCAAAATGCAAATCCATTCTAATGTTGCAAAGTTTATTTTTAATAAAGGACGGAAACCGAGGTTCATTTGGGACGATTTCTATAACTGAATCATGATAGTGCTTGCCGAAATGTAACGTTTTAACTTTATTTAAATCATTTATTACGCCAAGCTGATCTAAAACATTTTTAGCAATAATTTCTGGCTTTATTGTATTAATTTTTTTATTTTTCTCCATCAAAGAAAAAGATGGCTTGCCATATTTTTGCCAATCAACTTCAATTATAGACTTATTTTTTTTGTCGCCCCAAATTGGATAGCAATTCTGAGCGTAACAATACGAATATAAAGAAACTATTTTTTTATTGTAGAACCCAGCTAAATGAGTGGATAAACTGTCTACGCCAAGATACAAAGAAGAATTTTTGATTATGTAGGCTAATTGACGTATAGAAGTCTTTCCACGAAGATCTTCGTCAACTCCTTCAACAGTTTGATCTGAAGGGAGTCCAACATGAACAATTTTATAATCAGAACAGTATTCACGAATAAAAGAAAATACTTTATCCCAATAATCATATTGCCTTGAATTGCCTTTACCGCTGGTTTGAAATACAACGTATTTGTCTAGAACCATTGGATAATACTGCTCTAAAATAAACGGCTTATCAATTTTTACCCCACAAGATAGGGCATAGCGATCAAGAAGATGCATGTTAATTTCTAGTATTTAATTGTATTAAATCTTTTCCGTTGTGTTGATAATCAAACATTTTTTGCGTTCCTAAATGTGGGAAAAACGCTATATCAAAATAGCCTTTATGTTCTCCATGACCTTCCATAGTTAATAGATTTTCCATTTGTGGGCTATAAAGCAAAACTTTATGAATATGAGGATTACCGTCAAGAATATTAATGTACTCTGGTTTAGTTGAAAAATATATATTATAATTAGGGTACAAATTTTTAATCGAAGGCAGTAAAGAAGTAGACATAAAAACATCACCAGCGCTTTCTGGCATCATAAACAATATTCTTCTCCCTTCGTCATCTTTGTTTAAAAGATCGCCCAGTTCTATCTTGTTATTTTCTGCATTCTCTTTTCTAGCTACGTGCTTAAAGTACTCAAGAATTTCTTCTCTTTTTCTGCCGCCGCTTAAAGCTCCGAGCCAAGATTTGACGCCTTCATCTCTGATATCAACACTCATCTTCAAAATATTTTTATATAAATCAATAATCCATTCTGTATCGGATTGGTCGTTGCTTGGAGTATAATTAGGGTCTCTCTTTTCAAAAACTGGAGCTTCAAAATTCCATTGAATAGGTTCTGAGCTATCAATAATAGCTTCAAGTTGTTTGCCAATTACTTCAACAGACAAATTATCAATAACGAATTTTTTTGCACGCTGCCCCATCTCTTTTCTTTTTTCTTTGGGCATTCTATATACTCGTTCCAACTTGTCCGCAATAGATTCTGGCAAAGTAGTAGCTTTAATAAAGTTTGTGCCAGGTTCAAAGTATGGCTTCCAGTTTAAAGGCATACCGCCGCTTTCATCGGTGCAGAAATCTTCTCCACAAGAATAATTTGTAACAAGAGTAATAAGCTCGGTCATTTTAGCTTCTGTAACAGGTATCTCTTGTCCTCCGCTTGTAAATGGATGGCAGTAAACATCCATTAAATTATAGATTTCATTCAACTGGGCTTCGTTGACTCCATTATTAATGTTCGTCGTTTCTACTGAACCTAGCTCTCCACAAAATCTACATTTAATTTTCTGCCCCTCAAATGGTTTAACTTCAAATTGCTTGCACTTTTTGCAAAAATATGTGGTGAGAATATCTTCGTTTTTTAAACCATTATCTTTAATTAATTTAACAATATCCCATCCTTCTGACCAATGAGTATGCAGAAGCAGCTTTGCTTTGACATTAGGGTTTTTATCTTTAAAGATTTTGAATCCTTGCAATAAATTAGGAACGCTTTTTCTAAGTTGATTTCTAAAAACAAATCCAATAATAAACTCATCAGACAGGCCAAATTCTTTTCTCAAAAGTGTTCTTTGCTCATCTTTAAGTCTAAAAAAAGAATTTATCTCTGTAGCGCCTCTTAAAGTTTTGATTAAACCTTTTGGGTAACCAAGTCTTTCAACTTCTCTAGAAGCAAATGAAGCCCAAGCATAATAGTGATTTACTTTAGGTATGATTTTAAGAGCCTCTTCGTACAAAGGAACAGAATCTAAAGTAGTCCAAATCATACAATTCTTGTTCCACCATTTCTTTTCTACTAATGGAGTTAGCGCCCAAATATCCTCCACTCCAATATAGAAATCTGGTTTTACTTCTCTAATTAAAGAATCTATCTCCATTAATCCATAAGCCGCAATCCTAACTTTTCCTTGGTCTTGATTAATTGAGTTAAGAATTTCTTGTTTTGGTAGTGTTCCATAGGCTTTCCAAGGCAAAGACTCCAAGCACTCTTCTTCTTTTAATTTGGCATTTGAAAATTCAACAATATTGTATTTGCCCGTTTTATAAAGATAGCGAAGAATGTTTTTGGCATTTTTGCCAAATCCAGTAAACATCCTGCTATAATTGCTATGGAAAACTACAGTTTTTTTCATTCTGAAACTTCAAAACTTTTACGAAGATAATTCTCCATGTATTGAGCAACAAGCTCCGCTTCTCCAAGTTCGAAGCCAATCAAAAAAGATTGCTCGCCCTTCTTGATTGAAAAAGAAAAAGCATTATCTCCATTCTTCTTTTGATAGGGTCCAAACATAATTGATGTCGTTGACCCTTGATAAGCGTGAACAGTAGAAAATTTAGCCGATTGTCTAACGGCGCGGATCATGGATGCAGCCTCTACTTGATTCAACTTCAGCGCAGCAGTTTTTTCTGGGTTTTTTGCATTTTCTGAAAACGATCCTTTTTTGGTTTCATCATTCCAGCCAGCTTGTTTTACAAAACTGACATAAAGATCTGGTCCCTCTCCTTTGGTTTGATCTTTGTCTTTATACGATACATTGAATGACAATGCCGTTCCCGTGTTAGATTTATTTGGTTTATAAAAGTTAAGGCGCATGTTAGTTAAAATTATAAGTTTAACACGATAGAATTAAAGAAAAATAGACAAAAAAAGCGCACCTTTAAGTGCGCTTTTAAGTTTACTTTATCTAATCGTTAGACTCGTAACTTCACTAGACAAATACCCGCTTCTATTTGAGACATCAACTTTATAATTACCAGAGTCAGAAAGTTTGGCGTTTTCTATTTTTAAACTAGCTTGAGTTTTTCCAAAAAGAGGTATCCCATTTTTATACCAAATAAAAGTAAGCGGCGGTGATGCAGATGGGTCTACTTTTGCTTTTATAACAATATCATCGCCAACATAAGCATCTAATTCTACACTATACAGGTCTCCTTCTAAAAGCCAAAAATTATTCTTAACTTTCGTAAGAGTCCATTGTGACCCCATAGATTTAGTTCTAAAAGCGTTATCTGGATTTAAAATAACAACTCCAGGTCTTGCATCTATTAAAATAGTACCATCAGTTAAACTGCTGCCATAAATAATGGCACCACTTTTAAAAATTTCTTTTATCTCATATGGAACGACTATCTTAGCAATACTATTCGCTCTGGATACTACATTTAATAATGTTTGTTGATCTCTAAAAGATAATACATACTCTTTATCAACAAAAACTGTTTTGACGCTTGTTATTTGAGAGTAGCAGGTTGAAGCTACAAACATTACCGCTGTTATTAAAAACAGCTTCATTTTATCCCTTAGTAATTATAATCTTAACGTTAGAAGGAGCTACGGGAACAATAACAACTAAAGTAGCATTATTACTGTCGCTTGATCCAATTGTGTTAGATGCAACAACTTTATAAGTTCCAGCGTCTGTTGTTTGGATGCTATTAAAAACTATCGATGTGCCTGTTGCAACTTGAACATTATTTTTGAACCAAGTATAAGTAATCGGCGCAGTTCCATCAGCAGTTACACTTAGTGTTACTCTGGTATTTGTGAATACTGTTTCAGATACGTCGGGATTCGGAGGAGTCTGGGCGCTAAGTCCAAACGAGAATGCAATTAAAAACAAGACCGAGAATAATAATTTCTTCATATATATCCGTTTACACAAAAGCCCACGTTTTACCGTGGGCTTCGAACTAAGTACTTTTACTTAGATTAATCTCTACTTGGCCACATTCCTTGAGTGCAAATAATTTGTCTTGGCAAGCCAAGCTCTGCCCAATCAACTTTTCTCCCGTCTTTGGTGGGACGAAGATCAGGAATTTTAAATGTCGATCTGCCATCTCCTCCGTACATTGTACCAAGAATGGCAAAAAGTGCTTGATTGTCTCTGATTTGAAGCTCTCTACCATCACAGTTCATGTAATAGCGTGGAGCGAAATTTCCAGCAAACGTGGAAATTGAACCTATGCAGTCGTCTCCTTGTGTCATATCTAATAATAATTTAAGTTTTTTAATATACTTACTCTATGATAACTCTTGAAACATCATTTTCATCCCATTTTGTTTCGTTCATAGAGCCTTCGTTCTTCTTCTTTTTGCGGCTAAATTGAGAATAGCAAATCGCCGCTCTTTGTTTTTGATTTGGATATTCCTTCAGCATAGTATCTGAAGACATACAGGATGCAATAAAGTCATCCTCTTCTTGATTTTTTTTAGGTGTTGGTAATGGCATAATTATTTTTTAGTTGATATTGAAGTTGATCCTTTTTGTACGGTTACTTTTTCTCCATCAACCGTAACGCTCATTGGTTCTCTAGACTCTTCTAGATTTTTAATTAAAGAATTGATAATAGAAATTTCTGGTTTTTCTTCTTTTTCTTTAGAAGATGTGATGCCAGCTAACATTGTTATAAGGGCCATTGCTGCGGTAGAAACTAATCCTATAACAGCAGGAAGTGATTCTTTTGGCAGGAAGGCGCTAGATAAAACTCCAACAATAACCAATATAACTATACAAGGAATAGCTACTTTGCCGATAAATTTGGACGCTACATCTTTAGCCGAAGATTGAGCTTCTATTTTTTTAAGTTCTATTTCTGACTTAGCTTTAAGAACATCAACATGTTCTTCTAGTTCTTTTTCGTTTAATATCATGGCGCTTGTGGTTGTATGTATATTTACACCATAGATAATAAAAAACCCCCGATTTCTCGGGGGTTTAGGTTAGCGGGAGCTTGTGTATCTTGTGCCTTGAAAGGTAACGGCCTTAACCTGATTCTTTGCGAATCGACGATTGCGGCCAGCATTACGATCCTCTACCGTGATCATTGTAGAGCCAAAGTTTACAAGACGAGCATTGATTACCTCATGAGAGGTCTCAAGACCGAAAAAACGACCAGCTGTACGGCTAATCGTGTTGAGCGCGCGATTTGAATTAGTGTTATTCATATTTATGATTTCCACAAATAATAGAAGTCTCTGATTAATTTGTCAAGCTGTTTTTCGACAAAAAGTTTATCAAAAATTTTATTGTAAAAAAACTCTGACTTGTTAATCCAATATTTTAGTTTAGGTGGATTTCTCAAACCAAAAGTAATATATTCGGAAGTGATTTTTGAATTGAAGTAAGCAAAGTTAAATAAATTTGAGACATCTTTATTAAGCAATAATTTATCATATGTATTCTTAGGTAAGGTCTGACAAATTTCTTCAAAGGTTTGATTTGAACAATTCAAAGTTTCTTTAGCTAGCAAAATATCTAAGTATATATTTGCATTAGCGGAGTACTCAAAATTAATAAATTTAATATCAGTGCCAGTGTAGATTATGTTTTCTGGACATAAATCAAAATGGCACAATCCACAATCTTGTGGATCTGGCTTATACATTTTTTTAAATACCATCTTGGCCGTAGAAAAAAGCTGAATTACTGGATACTTTTTTGCAACCATCATTGCTTCTCTAGGTAAAAAAGAATCAAATATTTTAATCGTTTGATCTTCCTCTTTTGTCTTAATAGAGTGCATTCGTTTTAAATCTCGCAAGAAAGTATCTTGAAGCTTTAACTTACGATTTAAAGGATAATTAGATATATCCGACAAAAACATTCCTTTCGGCACTTCAAAACAAAGAAATTTAAATTCATCAGAATCATTTGACGAACAAATTATTTTAGGATGAAAATCGTAGTTATTTTTCGAAAGCAGATCCCAAGAATTGGGAGTATCGGGAGATAAATTTACTTTTAATAAAAATGGCCTATCATTACCTGCGATTAAATAACAATCGTAAATAGGATGAACTTCGTACTTCTTGCATAGACGAATTTCATGCCCAACTTTATTCTCTATAATTCTTTTTGTAGAAGACAAAAACTCTTCTTCTATAGGAAGAATGTCAACTTCATTTTTTACAGACTGCAAGTAATTTCTTTGTTTTTCCATTTAATTTTAATTCGTTATTTTCAACGAATACCTTTATTGAATTATAATTATTGGAACAAAGAATATCAACAATCTTAGTCTTTATTTCGTTTTCTACAAAAAATACAATCTTTCTGGCACCTGTTTGCGAACTTCTCGTTTGATTTAAAATAAATTCATACACTTCTTTAGAGAAGGTAACGGAAGTCCCTTTGCTTTTTAAAGATTCTTTTATTTGATTAAGTTCAACATCAATTATCTTATTCAGAGAATCGTCCGAAAGTTGATCGAATATAATTATGTCATTAAGTCGAGCCAAGAATTCTGGTTTGAAAAACTTTTTAAGATTATCCATCACGATGTCTTTTTGTGGAGCGGGGTTGGACACCGCACCAAACCCAATTCTTTTATTGTCGGCAAATTGAAATCCGACATTGCCGGTCATTATGATGATAGAATTTTTAAAGTTTAATTTATTACCAGTGGAATCAGTTACTTGTCCGCTATCCATGATCTGCAAAAGAATATTTATTACGTCTGGATGAGCCTTCTCTATTTCATCAAACAAGAATACTGAAGACGGGTGTTTATCGAGATGAGTCCAAAGAACATTCGCTGAACCGTAACCAACATAACCTGGAGGAGATCCTATTAATTTAGAAACAGAATGTGGCTCCATAAACTCTGACATATCTATAACGCAAAGATTGTCTTCGTTGCCAAATGCTTGTTTAGCTAAAGTTCTAGCTAAATGAGTTTTACCGGAACCAGTTGGGCCAATAAACATGAAATTCCCAAGCGGTCTATTCGATTTAGAAAGCCCAAAAGAACTGCGTAAAACACAGTCAGAAATCTTTTTTAAAGCTTCGTCTTGGCCGAAGATATGCTTTTTTAAATTAGGCAAGATGTTTTTTATTCCATCGTTGTTAGATTCTACATCTATAATTTTACCAATTTTATCTGACAAAGCAGCATAAACATCTTTGGTTTTTACTTTAAACACTTTACCTTTTACTGACTCAACCCACTCATCGTATTTCAATTCGTAATCTTCAATTATTTTAGGCAAATGATTTTCTTTAACATCATCTGGCGCAAATTTCTCAAATTGAATAATTAGCCTTTCTGTGTTTTTGATATCATTTGGACGAGAGAAGCAGCGAATTTTAACTTTAGCGCCAACTTGATCCATTAAATCAATCGCCTTATCTGGAAATCTTTTCGACGGCATGTACTTGTCGCACAAAGAAATAACTTCATTGATGACCGCATCGGAATACTGAACCATGTGAAACTTTTCGTAAAATCCTTTTAAGGACTTTAGAATTTTAAATGTTTCTTCTTTGCTCGGTTCTTTTATGAAAACTGATTCAAATCTACGATTCATCGCCCCGTCTTTTACAAAGATATTCTCATACTCTTTTTGAGTAGTCGCTGCGATAAAAGACATATCTTCGGAAGTAAGATAGGGCTTTAAAATATTAGCTGCGTCCATTGATCCAGCATCGTTGCCCATACCTATGACATTATGAATTTCATCAACAAACACGATAGTGTTTTTCATGTTCTTCAACTCGTTCATGACCTTTACTAAACGTTCTTCAAACTCTCCGCGTAATTTTGTACCAGCAATTAAAGCAGATAAATTAAGACTGATGATTTTTTTATTAAGCAAAAATTCTGTACAATTACAAGATACAATATTATTAGCGAGCAAACCAACAACAGCACTTTTGCCGACACCGGGTTCACCTATGAGAATGACATTTCTTTTTTGCTTTCTGCAAAGAATTTCTGAAATTTGAGCTACTTCTTTTTCCCTAAAGAAGATATTCTCAAAATCTCCTTGCATAGCAAGTTCATTAAAATCAGTATAATATGCCGAGGTCTGATTGTCGGATTGACCTTGATTCTTTTGATTTATTGGTCTTTTGACCGGATTAGATAGCATCTTGCATTCTTTTTCTACCTTATCCGCCAAGAATGCAACGTCAACTCCGTTATTTTTAAAGAACTTTTTGACGCTAGATGAATGACGTAAAATTGATAAAAATAAATGCTCTACTCCTGTATAGTTTTGCTTAAACGAGCTAGATATCTTATAAGATTCATTTATAATTAATGTAGCGCTTGCGCTATAAGGAATATTTTTTCCAGAAATCTTTTTCTTGCCAGACGGTAATATTTTAGAAAGAGCAAGGATAACATCCTTAACCTCAATAGATAATGATTGAAATACAAGATTAACAATCATTGAATCGGAAAACAAAACTGAATGCAGCAGAAAATCGTCAGTAATTTCTGGAAAATTATTTTCTGCACAACGCTCTCTAGCAACGTCTAAAGCTCGTTTTACTTTTGGAGTAAAGTTTACGTCTTGCACTGTATTCATTTTACACTTAACTTTCGATCTGAGATAACTTTGTGTATATCTTTTCTGTGAGGATTGTCAAGCCATTTAGAAAGATTGAATCATCGGCCTTTGAGCCATAGAGGACAACGATATCGTCTTCTTTAGGAGTCTTGCCTCCACCCTCGTAATATTGGGTAAACTTATCGTCCCTGCCTCCATCAGTTAAACGGCAAGTCATTTGACCATACTCATCAGAAATTTTAACTAATAAATATGGACGACCAGCGCGGCTGACCTTTTTACGAGCCTCTTTAACTATACCAACCATCTTTACGTTTTGGCGCAAATCAACCTGAGAAACCTCATAAGTATTGTGAAGCCTGTCTTCTCCATCATTAAAAACTTCTTTTAATTTGTGGGTATAGCTATATCCGAGAAGACGTTTTTCAAAAAACCAGTTAGCGAACTTCTCATATTTTTTATTCATATCATAGATCTTCTTATAAGGTTCGTACTTATTTTTAAATGTTTCAAAACGGCTTTCTTTCATAAACGGCTTACCATCATCTCCAACAGATTTATTTTTAACCAAATCAGCAATAGTATTTAGTACATCATGGTCATATTTGGGAGCAACAAGTTTAACGTTACGCTTTTCTCTATCTGTTAAAACATTGTACGTCTGAGCTTCAAGTACAAGACGGCAGCGCTTTTCGCTGAAGCTAGAAAGAGTACCTGCTTGAATCAAAGATGATAAAACGCCAATATTCACACCAGCTTCTTTAGCTCCATCAAAGCAATCGATCTTGTTTGCAAATTCTTCTTGTCTAAACTCAAGCAAATGAGTTAGTACTTTATCAGATACTCCTTTAATGGCATTTAAGCCAAATCGGATATTGTCGCCTTCGATTTCAAAATCAGCTTTTGACTTGGAAAGATCTGGCGGCAAAAGCCTGATGTTAAAGAATGAAAGCTCTTGTGAGATTGCTTCAATTTCTTCATGCGGATTTGGCTCATGCTTTGAAGATCTTAGTAAAGCCAAAAAGAATTCTTTTGGATGATTAAATTTAAGATAAGTAGTTAAAGCAGAAAGAGTAGCATAAGAAACGGCGTGAGATGCATTGAAAGAATAATTCGCACTATCTTCTGCAACTTTCCATAGAACATCAGCAACTGCTGCTTCTAGGTTATTAGAAGCGACTTTTTCTCTGATTTTCTGCTGCCAAGCTGGCATCTCGCTGACTTTCTTTTTGCCAACAATACGACGTACAGTCTCAGCTTCATCAAGAGTAAATCCAACCTTAACGATCATCTTCATCAATTGTTCTTGGAAGATTGGAATGCCTCCAGTAACGCCAAGAATGTCATCAAAGAAAGGATGTACCGATTGGAATTGACCAGTGGCAACATATCTTGCGTATTGATCTAGGAAGTCTAAAGCACCGGGACGAGCAAGCGAAAGAACGCACGCTAGTTCAAGCATGTTTCTTGGCTTCACCTTTTTGCAAACATGAAAATTTGTGTTGGCTTCGATTTGGAATAGGCCCTTGGGATTAGATAGGTCTTGTAAGAATTTATATGTAGACGAGTTATCGAAATCAAGATTCTTGAAATCTAAGCCAAGTCTTTGGCAGGTATCATAAACAACAGTCAAAGTTCTCAGCCCAAGGATATCGAACTTAACGGTAATTTCTGACACGTTGTTCATATCGTAGGCAGAAACGATCTCGCCATCGCCTGTCTTTTGCAATGGCATAATATCTTCATTGTTATAATATGAAATAGAAATACCAGATGGATGAACTCCAGTATTCTTATTCAGTCCCTCAATCTTCTTGGCTATCTTATAAATCTTTGGATTCTTGTCGCAAAAAGCTTTGAACTGCTCGCTCTCTTCGTAAGCGTCTTTCAAAGCAAACACCTTGCCGAATTGCTTAGGGATAATATCGCTGACAGCATTAACTTCGTCCTCCGACATCTCTCCCACAATCTTACCGCACTCTTTAATACACAGTTTACCAGTAAGAGTATTCATGGTAAGAATCTTACAAGTCTTACCGGCGTACTTCGTTTTAATATAATTAATAACGTCCTGACGCTTTGAGAATTCAATGTCATTATCAACGTCAGGCATCAACGATCCGTCAAGGTAGGTTATGCCATCTACAACAATTTTTTTGGCGCGACTCTTTGAAACGAATCGCTCAAAGAACAATCCGTTTTTAATTGGATCTACATTGGTGACACCAATTAGAAAAAGAACCAAAGAGCCAGCCGCAGAACCACGCCCGTAACCAGTAGGAATATTATGCTCATGAGCATAATTAAGAATGTCCCAGTTAAGCAGAACGTAATCAACGAAACCAAGTTCTTCAAAGATTGCCAGTTCATATTTTGCTCGTTCATAATAGTCTTTTTTGTTAGATAATTTGTCTATGCCTTTTGTTCTGACCGCCTTCAAACAAAGTTGGCGCAAAAACTCGACGTTTGAAACTGAGGGATCGATGCCAAGCTGTTCATAATATCTAGCATCAATTTTAATCTCTGGAAGGCGAACTCCAGGAGGAACAGGATGTTCGTATTTTTGAAAAGAGTTTAATAAATTATTCATACGTCAACCTGCATAATTAACTTACGGAAAATTTTGTAGTTCATTTGGATATCGTACAAAGCATCGTGTAGCTTTGAGGGATCATGATCAATTCCAAATTGCTTGAGCAAAAACCCCTGACTTGTTTTTAGACCTTTCTCTCTATGATTCATGAGTTTCATTTGCCATGAGAGTAGATCTCCAGACGGCTTTATGTCCTTGAATAGTGCCGTAGCTAAAGCTTTGGTGTCAAGCATCCTGTTGATAAAACTCCAATCGTTTTGGATGCTTATGCCACGCATCATTGTATTTAAAATATAAATATCATAACCGAGTACATTCTGCCCAACAAGAATGTTATTATCATCATAAAGATAACTAGCAAATTTCTTCCATACCTCAATTGGCGGCTTTGCTCTGGAGATATATTTTTCTTTATTGAAGCCTGTTATCCTAGCCGCGTCTTCAGACACGTTAAGATCGTCGTAGAATACGAATTCGTCATGCTCTTCTAAGATATCTTCACCTTTACATACTATCCAAGATAATTGCCAAGGGCGAGAATCAGTCAAAGACAAACCCTCCGTTTCGGTATCAAATACCACGAACTTTTGATTAATTTTTTGTTTTAAAAGATTGTTCATGACGACTCCTTCCAAGATTGGAAGCAAAATTCTTTACTACCACAGCCACCAAGTTCTGGCGCAGATAAGCTTTGATTCTTGCCCATATTTCTGTTACAAGCTATTTTATATGTAACCCAAGCTGGAAAGTCTTCGCGATTTTTGTAATAGATTGATTTAGCCTCTACAACTTTTTCTTTAAATCTTGATTTAAGAAATTCGCCAGTAATCTTATCAAATGGAAGTTTATTATCTTCCGTAAAGTAAATCACATCTTCATTATCTAAAAAGTCTGGCATACAATTTGAAAATGTATATTTATTCTTCCAGATGTAAGAATCATAAAACGGTACGGCAATTAAAATATTATCTGTCAAGCGTTGAACTAGATCATCGTTAGAAATAACTGATTCTTTTTCTGTATTTGCAAAAGTATAAATTTTATTGATATCTTTAAATCCAGAATCATTTAAAGCAAATAAAATTAGTCTATGAGTGGATGAATCGGCTGACTCATAACTATTGCAAACTTGAATCCGTAGTCCAAACTTTAATTGGATATTATGTTTTTGACAATTTTTAAAAGCAGTCAAAAAGCCAGTCAAAGAATCTTCTACCAAATAGATCTCTTTGAGGCTGTTTTCAAGCGCAATCGAAATAATGCTATCGGGACCATCTTGCTTTTGCTTCTCTGCTTCGTTCAGCGTGAGTATGCTTCTCCCAAATGAGAAGTGCGACTTGAATAGTGGGATCATACCACTATCCTAGCAGGTCCGTCTAGGATGTCAAGTGCTTTGGGCATCCAAGATAGTTTTCTTTCGTAACCTTCTCATCTTGCTTGGCAATTTTAAATGCCTCGCCCATGTCTTCTTCCAAGAAAGTTTTAATTATTTTATTATCTTTATCTCTCAAAGCATAGTAATTAAATCCAAATTTGTATGGGCAATGCCACATTGGATTACCGTCTTTCTTTAACTGTCCTTTGTGCTTTGCAAAGCCACAGGCCAGTTTGCCGCTAAATGAACCATCTGAAGGCATCGGTTTGTCGGCTGCAAAATTAGAATAGGCATCGGGTTCAGAAAAGTTATCTATAACTTTTTGAACTTCGGTTAAATGATTTTCAAACTCACTAAGCTCACTTTTGGTTGGTGGTTTCATTTTTAATAAACCGCCATTCTTAGTTTTGTCTTTAAGATCAAATTTAAGAAATAAAAATTCCATTGAAGCTTTGTGCTTTGGATCAAGCTTCTTAGATGCAAGAGTATAAATCATATGCTGCATATTGTCTTCTGCATCCTTGCCCGCAAATACGGCTTTGCTAGTTTTATAGTCTCTTACTACCGAAGTACCGTCATCGTAAATAAATTGGCGGTCAATAAATCCTTTAATCCTATATTTTTTATCTTTTTTATCTACTGTTATATCGAAGTCTCTTTCTTGCAAATCCTGCACAGGCAACCTTTCTGCATCACCCCAAAAGTCATATTTTAGGGCAGTCAAAGTCATTTCTTTAATCAGTTCAATATTGTCTGGATCAGAAACTTTAAGCTTTCTGGCGTGCTTCAACGAGAGCTTTTTAATAGACTTAATTGTAAAAATATCGCCAGCATCTAAAATAGAATCAACATATGGTTTTCTTTTTTTCTTCGCCAAACACTCAAGGACAAGATGGACAACATTACCTCTGCTCGCTCCTTCGTTTGACTTCTCGGGAAGCTTTAAAATGTAATTGCACCAATACGACCAACTACACTTCTCTAGTGTCTTGATTCGGCTTGCAGAAAGCGCAACATGTTTAATCTCAGGCTGTGTCATTTAGAATTTTTTCAGCCCTTTTGATAAGACTGTCGGGAAATTTATTGGCAACTGCAATCTCATGAATTTTCTTAATTTGAGCTTCCATGTTTATTGTCTTTGAATTCCATTCGTCAAAAATATTGTCTTCGCCTTCAAATGTCGCAAGGTGCATGTCAAAGAAATCGTTTTTAAGTGGCAGTTTAATTTGGAGCTTTGAATAATCAAAGATCGAAGAAAGCTGAAGAAATGTTTTGCAAGCAGAGATGAGACCGTGATTAGTCTCCCCATTAGAATCATTATTTGAAGCGATAATAATTTTATCAGGGTCCAGCGCAACAAGGGCAGAAGAAAGCTTGGACGAAATGCCGAGTCCAAAAGTAACTACATTATTTTTATATCCATGTTCGAACAATGCCATACTGTCGCCAACGCTTTCGACAATGATAACGGATCGCCGCTTTTCAATTTCTTCTTTGACTTCGTAAACATTATTTCGTTTTAAATTGGCTGGATAAACCCAATCTGCTCTTTTGCCCACATGTTTCCATTTTGGAAATTCAGAATCTTTTTCCCAGAAAACGGCTCGACCAGAAAATCCGTGAATTTGCCCAAATTGATTATAGATTGGAAACACTATTCTTCTGAACAATTGGCCAGATGTAGCATAACCGCATTTATAAAAATCCAACGTATCTTTGCTAATCTTTTTCTTTAAATAAAAATCAAGATGAGGCAAAAGATTTTCTAAAATAGATTCTGGATAAATTTTTTCCATCTCAATTTTTTCTTTATTTTGTACATGGATAATATTTTGAGCGTCAAATTTTACATACTTATTTACGATATAAGAATCTTTTGTGTCTAAAGTTAATTCAACAAGTCTTTGGAATGGATAACTTTTTGAACTCCCTGCCGCAAAATCAGTCCACACTCCACTATTCTTATATATTTTTAATGCGGTAGAGTTATCTCCACCACGATACAAGGCTGTAGTCCTCCAATAGCTACCGTAGTCTTTAAGCTGATAACCTAAAGACTCAAGAGAGCTTTTGAGAACAACTGGATCAATTGAAACTTGGGACATTATCGTCTTCACCAGAATTTTGTAGGGTTGTGGCGTTAGTATCCGCCTGATTTACGATATCGCGAAGATCGCCGCGCTCTTTAATGTCAAAATTCTCAAACTGAAGGTTAATAAAATTCTTCTTAAGCGTGCCATCTGGCATTCTAACCAATTCAACGGCACCAGCAACATCAGATCCAAGAAAGCGGTTTTTGACAAAGATGAGTTTATGAGAACCAAAGTTTGGCCCCTCTTCTTGTCTTTCGTCGGCTGTCTTGGGTCGCAGAATAGCCATATGAGAGCAATAATGAGTGATTCGATCAGACATCGACACAATCCCCTCATCGTCATTGATCGCGTCAGAATTACGGTTTGTAGTAATGCCGCTACGATTAGATTGAATCGAAGTGAACATTGTAATCATAGGCTTTTGGTCTTGTACGATATCGCGCTGAATGGTCTTTTTAAATTTATTCAACATATCGCCAATGACTTGCCATTCTGGCTTATTACCATCAGCATCAGCAGAGGGCTTGATATAATCAAAGCTAAAGATGAGAGGATTGCCGCGACCAACCTTGGAATAATAAAAACGCTTCAAATTATTAATCATTTGGTCGGTAGTCATGCCGCCAACATTATAATAATAAAATTTAAGCTTCTTAATCTTATCCCAAGTAGAACGAACTCTTTGAACTACATCTTCGCCAGCCTTACGCCAAAGTCCAGTTTCTAGTAAATGCATTGGGACATGGCTTAGAGCGGCACATTGGCGCATGATAACTTCTTCCTTACTCATCTCTCCGTTATCGAAGTGCAAAACAGGAACATCATGCTGCGCTGATACTTTGGTTGTATAGTTTAGCGCCAATAGAGTTTTACCTACACCCGAACGTGCCACGACAACAGTAATGTTACCGGGACGAAGAAGAGATCCATAAATCTTATTAACAGTTGGAAATGGACCCATGAAACCAAATTCAGTAATAGGATTGTTGCCGCGTTCTTCAATGACGGCTTCCATTTCTTCGAAGATGTTAACCGGCTTTTCTTCATTGTTCTCATAAATATTTATAATTTTATTAAATGTAGTATCAGCCTCTTCAACAATTTTTTGATAAGAAGAATCTGGGGCGATCTTCTTCATCTTGTCCGCTACTTCAAGAGCAGATTCATGGATGGCCCTTCTGATAGAATATTTCTTAATTTCCTTGGCGGCAGATATAGCTGTGGTTTTGTTGGTCTTCCTGACCGCCAGAGACCTCAAATAATCAAAAACGTCAATATTATCTTTAAAAGAGATACCAATTTCTTTGATTCTCTGGGCGATAATAATCTCATCGACCTTTTCATTCCCCTCCAAGCATTTACGAATTATATGATAAATCGTCTTGTGAACGATTGTGTCTTCAGAATAAAAATCTGATTCTGAAACAAAATCGCAAATTTCAGAGTAAGTCTCTGGATACTGAATCAGTCCTGCTAGGAACTGCTTCTCTACTTCTAATGAATAAAGCATTATTCGTTGTCGGTTGCTGTAATTTTATCTTCTTCGTCCGATAGCCATTGTCCGATAGCCGTCTTCATACCTAATGAAGTTACGATAGAATCAAATCTCGTATAAATTTGAGGTGTCCCTTTGGGAGAACACACGCAAAGGATAACTCCTTTGTATGAGTCAGCACTACCAGAAATTTCATAAACTTGCTCTACCAGTTCCGTTGGGAATATAAAATCTTTTGGCTCTTCTTTTTGGTCTTTGTTTTTTTTACTCATAGAACGATGCGTTCGAAAAATTCCTTCGACAATATGTCGCTTTCGTATATTTCTACCAGTTCTATGTCGTTTGTCAAGCAGAAGTTCAGCTTTAAATCGTCTCTTTTTAATTGAAGAAGCCAATTTTGACGATTGTTCCCATGAAAATGGGGATTGTAAGTTTGATGCTGTTTGCCTTGAACTTCTATTGCAATTTTTTTATTTGCGTTATAAAAGTCCAAAGAAAGCCGCGAACCAACAATCCGCATCTCTTCGAACACGACATCATGCTTCCAGTATGGCAATAAAAATTGCTTTACTCTCCATTGGAAATTGCTCTTTGATTTAGCCTCCCAATTTATAATATATTTTTTAGCGTTTTTTAATAAACGCTCTTTGCCGCTAAGTGTTTTAAACTTCATTTGATTTTGTGGAAATCATATCCACGAAATACTTGTGTAAGAACGCTACAAGCTTTGTATTTGATTCTATAAATTCAAAAATAGCATTTTCTCCTTGAAATTTATCTGGAGCTTCAAAACCGTTTTCTTTCAATGTAGAAGCAAAATCTTCTGCTATATAATACCAAGCACCAGAACGAGTCACAAGCTCCCAACGCATAAGCATATCGACAATTTCTTTTTCCAACCAGACGGATCGCCCATCGGTTCTGCCATACTTGATTGGATATTGGAATTTCACTTTGCTTTTTTCGTTGGGGCTTTTTTTGATAACCACTTTGCAAAAATGTCCGATAATCGGATTCTTTACTGGGTCGGCTTTTTTAATGGCTGGGTCTTTCAAAATAACATCTCCTTCAAAGCGAGGTTCAAAATCAAAAATAAAATCAGCAAAATGTAAAAGCGCATTTCCTCCGGTAGCTGATGTTTGACGAATCGGCGCGGAACTATAGGGATCAATCTTTACGTCGCTTCTAACTTGAGAGATGAAAATTGCCATATGGCCGCGTTTTTGAAGAGCGATTGACATTCGCTTCATAAAATCAGAAGCAAGAACAGCGCCGCCAGCAACCTTCTTTGACTCCTCAAATGTCTTGTCCAAATCTCCTTTGGTAATAAGACCATCGACAGAATCTAGAATAAACATATATTTATTCTTTTCTTCATTGTGCATAACAAGTTGACGCATCGCATCTACAACAGTCTCGTAAATATTGCACTCAAAAACAAAGCAAGTACCGGCTTCCCATTTCTCTGCGTCAAAAACAAATTTGACTCCAGATCGCTTCATCATTTCTTCGGACAGTCTGCCTTCGGCTTTAATATAAAAGCCCTTTGCTCCATCAACTGTTCTTAGAAAATTTTTCATTACTTCTAGAGCAGCAGAAGTTTTGCCTCCTTCGGTAAAGCCAACAAACCTATGAACGCCAGGTCTCAAACCTCCTCCAGTAAGGAGGTCAAAATTTAATGATCCAGTAGAAACTTTGTAAGATACAAACTCTTCAAAATTATAATGATCTTCTTTCTTATTTTTTAGAAAAGAATTTAAAATAGTCTTTGAGGATGTTACTTCCTGCTTTTCTTCTTGCTCTTTTGCTTTTTTCATGATAAAAATTGTTTAAGTGTTTTTTTGGTTTTAATTTCTGCGTCCTTACCGATCTTTTGTTCTAAAGAAAGATCTTGTTGATGAAGGCGAGTATAGTAATACTCCTTGTAGTCAACGTCAAGTAACTTCTTCTTCCAATCTGCAAAGAAGAATGCCAACGTAGGAACTTTTTTTTCCTGTTGGATTTGCGCGAGAAAATCAATGCTGTACGATTTTTCTAGTCTTTTTAGAAAGACCATCTCTCTTTGCCAAAATCGTTTGTCGGCATTTGCTGGAATTTCAACCAGTGAATCTATAATCTTTTTTCTATTTAGCTTTTCCTTCATGCCCGCAGTTAAGCAGACACTTTTGTCTT